AATGCTACTAAGGCAGTACAGGATTTTGGTGTTGAAGACCCTGAGAATCTTAGCCTTGAAGATTATGCCGCTTTAATCATTAAAGTAGCACGTATGTTTGAAGCTTACTCATGCGGTGATTTAGATGCCCAACTTGCGGAAGCAATGGTTGCAGAATGAAGAATATCTCTACACTAGTGGATGATATTTACAGTGTTATTAGTGGCGGATTACAACCCGTTACTAGTAACAACAAGGTAGATGTTAGCTACGATAAATGGTTTACACCACGTGATAGGGAACGAGAGGAGAAGATATTGTACTTCTCTGAAGTTGGTGATCCCTGTCCTAGACGACTCTGGTACAAGTACAACATGCCTACCATTGCTGAGAAACCTGATGGTAGAGCACTACTCAAATTCTTCTATGGAGATGTGTTAGAAGAATTGGTATTGAATGTATCAGAAGATGCGGGGCATACAGTAGAGAAGAAGCAAGAGCGAGTTGTATATGACATTGGTGACGGTTGGTATGTACGAGGGCGTATCGACGCTGTTATCGACAATGTAATGGTTGACGTTAAAAGTGTTACTAAATATTCTGAAGAGAAGTTTAAGAACAATTTAGTTGACGACCCATTTGGATATTACCAACAACTGAACGGTTATGCTACTACTCTTAATTATGCTAATGCTGGCTTTCTCACTATACAGAAGGAGCTAGGACACGTAAACTATTATCCAATCGAGGTAAACAAAAGTTTGTTTAAGATGCAAGCTGAGAGTGCGGCAGAGATTGCTAGCATGACAAGCCCAGACACCATTAAACGACTTGACCCTGTTCCTGCTAGTAAGACTAGTAAGAATAAGAAACTGTGTACGTCTTGTTCCTACTGCAACTTTAAGAAAGAATGCTTCCCTGAAATGCGTACATTCTTGTATGCAAGTGGCCCAGAGTTCTTGGTAGAAGTAGTAGATGTACCACGAGTTATGGAGATTACAAATGCAAGTAATTAAAGAGGTGTGGTTGTTAAAGCACCAAGCACTACCACAAGAGTTTATGTGTGCTCAGAATACAGCTACACCTAAACTGTATGTGTCAGAAAACAGTGCTACTAGTAGCGCAACTTACCATGCCGCATATCATAATGGCGGTTTTGTTATCTATCAACCAGTTAAAGCATACATTGTAATTGAAGGAGCATCAAATGCGATTTAGATTTGAACAGACTAAACCCTCTAAACTTGAAGATAACATCTTCTTAGACATAGAGTTTCCAACTAACCAACGGATTGTGCATGAGTTTGAGATGAGTGACGATACACAGTGGGACAACATTATTATTCAGTTCGCTAAGTTCTTAGATGCTACAGGGTATGTGGGTGTACACGAAAGAGTTAGCACCTATGTAGATCATAATTGGAACAACTTTGGAGACATTGATGAAGATACTGGTAATACCGGATTGTCAGATTAAAGAAGGCGTAGCACGAGAACACTTGAAATGGGCAGGTGAGGCTATCTGTGACTATCGACCAGATGTAGTAGTTAATCTTGGTGACTTTGCAGATATGCCTAGCCTCTCTACACATGATGTTAAGGGGTCTAAATACTTTGAAGGTTTACGATATAAGAAAGATGTAGAGGTAGTTAAGGAGGCTATGCAAGAATTGCTAGCACCACTACGCACCCTACAGAAGTCCCAGAAAGAATCTAAACACAAGGTGTACAAGCCCCGTATGGTTATGCTTATGGGCAACCATGAGAACCGTATTGATCGTGCTATTAATAACAACCCTACCCTTGAGGGATTAGTCTCCACTAAGGATTTAAACTATGAGAAAGATTGGGAAGTACATGAATTCTTACATCCTGTTTTTATTAATGGTGTTGGTTTCAACCACTATTGGCCTGTTGGAGCTATGGGTAGGCCAGCAGGTACTGCTAGTGCTATTATTAGTAAGCTCCATATGTCTTGCATTGCTGGTCATCAGCAAGGAAAGCAAGTCGCCTACGGTAAAAGAGCAGACGGACAAGCCATCTGTTCCATAATCGCAGGTAGTTATTACCTACATGACGAGAGTTACATGGATCAGCTTTCTAATAAACATTGGCGTGGTTTAGTGATGCTGAATGAAGTTAATGATGGTCACTTTGATGAGATGTTTTTATCAATTGAATACTTAGGGAAACGTTATGGCAAAGATTAAACACTACTCACGTAAGTTTTTAAATAAAGCAGAAGGATTAGCAGCTATTGAATGTTCTATAAACAGTCTATCGTTTTCAGCAGGTATTGATGCAAGTATTAATATTACTGATTGCAATAGATTAGTTTACCTAGATTTTTCTGCATATAATGCAAAAGACTTAGATGGCAGAATAGCCAAGTTAGACTTGCTCCTAGCTGAAATTAGTAAGGTGCGAGACATTATTAGTAGCAATGCTGACTTTATTAAAGAACAACTTGCTGAAGAAGAAAAAAAGCATAAGGTACGTAGGGCCAAGACAGCAGTTATGCCAACGGTTTGTGATGATGAACTATAACGATAAACTATGGAATGTTAAGCAATTCATCGAAGAGAATTTTGATGATCCAGTTGAGTTAACTATTGCGTTAGGTCTTTCAGTGGATGATTTCATCTTATTGTTACCTGACGTATTAGTTGCCAACTATCATAAGTTTTTCCAGACAAATGATGTAGATGACTCTGTTGAGGACAGTGATCCTGACGAGTGTGACGTAGAAGATGATTGGGACGATAATTATGAGTAAGGTAAAACTTATTTGGAGTACACCTAATGGGGAGGATTTAGTGGCATACGTGGCACGAGTATCCAACCCAGAGAATCAAGACAATAAAGAGACAGCACCTAAACTGGTTAAATATCTTGTTACTAATAAGCATTGGTCGCCATTAGATATGGTTGATATGTGTGTAGAGATTGAAACTACACGAGACATAGCAAGACAAATCTTACGGCATCGTAGCTTTTATTTTCAAGAGTTTAGTCAGCGTTATGCAGAGGCACAGGGTTTTGAAAGGTCTGAGTGCCGTATGCAAGATGATAAGAATAGACAGAACAGTTTAGAGTGTATCAATACTGACATTGAAGCGTGGTGGCATAGAGCACAACAACGTGTGATTGACGATGTTGAGTATCTATATAAGGAAGCACTAGCACGTAACATTGCAAAAGAAGTAGCACGTAAAATCTTACCAGAAGGTATTACAACTACTCGTATGTATATGAAAGGTACGTTACGTAATTGGCTACACTACATTGATGTTCGCACTGACCCATCTACTCAGAAAGAACATCGTGAAGTAGCTGAGAAGTGTAAAGAAATTGTGCTACAATGTTATCCAACAATGGAGTATTTATGGACAAAGTAATTGATAAACCAATAGTACACTACATAGGGGATGTACAGTTTGATAAAAATATGTATCCCAAATACACAGTGGCACATGTGTATACGCTTGACCACCCTGTATGGGGTAGAGATAGGGTACGTACAAGTATTGTATTAAAACAGTTTCCAGATGGTAGTTTTGAAACACGTAACACAATTTACAGGCCATTTAAGAAAGACCCGCTTGAGAAGATGGCAGAAAACGCTAGAGAGTTAGGGTTAAACTATGACACTTGAACAACTTATCGTAGGTGCTACAGGGGTTGGCTATCTTATCGTAGGTGTGTTACAATGGAGTAAAGGTGAGTTGTCTAATGGTATGATATGGACAGGGTATGCCTTTGCACAAATTGGATTATGGTTAAACTTAAAGTGAGGATATATGATAAGTGGAATTGACATTGAAGACATGAAACAATTGTATGAAATGGAATATGGAACACATTTTAAACTTGCACCACAAGATGTTATACAAGTACCAGTTGCTAGTAATGAATTTACAACAAGTGATGTATTCAAGTTCATGGGTATTGATGGGATGTATAGCAAATGTATTGATAGCAATGGTGTTGTGCATCACTTTGCCGCATGGACTAAAGTAACACCGTGGACGAAATAAGGAATGACGGTGAGTGGACAGAAGGCCGTTATCGCAGTTTCATTACTAGTACGCTACGTGGTGGAATGCGACGATGGCCTCCTAAATGGAAGGCGTTGAAGGAAGCAGAGTTAGGTAGAAAGATTAATAAGAAATCTGGTAAACTAGCAATGCATTACAGATGTGCTAAGTGTAAGGGTGAACACACAGCTAAAGATGTGCAAGTAGATCATATAGAGCCAGTAGTCAACACCGCTACTGGTTTTGTGTCTTGGGATGTGTACATTAATAGGATGTTTTGTGAGAAGCATAACTTACAAGTGTTGTGCACTATTTGCCATAAACTAAAAACAAAGGAAGAGAAAAATGAATCTTCAAAACAAAAGAGAGTTATACGACGTAAACGATGAGGAAGCATGGTTACATTGGGTAATGATGGACTTTAATTACATTGTAAAAAGTGGTAAGTATGGGCCTTTGTTCTACGACCTATTAGACGAAGATACTAAAATTATTATTAATAATATGCGCGAGATAGAACTCGGCAACGTGGAGATTAAATGGACATCGCAGTTAGATTGATGACAGGGTTTGCACTGGGGCTTGAATTTAATGCAGCCCCCGGTGTATATTTTTGTTTATACTTAGGCATTGCTGAAATTGCATTTTATAACGAAGAGGAAATGAATAATGAGTGAGCATACAATGGGCATCTATGAAACGTTTATTGCTAAGAGTAGATATAGCCGATTCTTGGAAGATAAGAACCGTCGTGAACATTGGCCTGAAACAGTAGACCGTTACATGAAGTTTATTAGTAATCATGTCGATAAGAAGAATGGTTACAAGATGGATGAGAAGCTGTACAACGAGTTGCATAGTGCCATTCTCAATCACGAAGTAATGCCCTCTATGCGAGCTATGATGACCGCAGGAGAGGCACTAGACCGTGATAATACAGCAGGGTATAACTGTTCCTACTTGCCAGTAGATGATGTTAAATCCTTTGATGAAGCCATGTACATCTTGTTGTGTGGCACAGGTGTTGGATTCTCAGTGGAGAGTAAGTATGTTAACAAGTTACCTGAAGTACCTACATTGCTATTTAGTAGCGACACTACTATCTCTGTATCTGATAGTAAAGCAGGTTGGGCAAAGAGTTTGCGTCAACTCATCGCCCTATTGTATTCCGGTGAAATTCCGAAATGGAACGTTGACAAAGTACGTCCGGCAGGGGCGAGGCTTAAAACATTTGGTGGTAGAGCTAGCGGCCCTAAGCCCCTCACTGACCTCTTTGAATTTGTTACTAATAAATTTAAAGGTGCGGCAGGTAGGAAACTTACCAGCTTGGAGTGCCATGACATTATGTGTAAGATTGGGGAAGTCGTGGTTGTTGGTGGGGTACGTAGGTCAGCGATGATTAGCCTCAGTGACTTGAGTGATGATAGGATGAGACATGCTAAAGCCGGACAGTGGTGGGAACGAGAAGGACAACGAGCACTTGCAAACAATAGCGCAAGTTATAATGAACGACCCACAGTTGGGGAGTTTATGTCAGAATGGTTGGCGTTGTACCAAAGTTATTCTGGCGAAAGAGGAATATTTTCCAGAGAAGCTGCTAAGTCTACAGTTGCAAAACGAGGACGGAGAGACAGCTCTTATGAATTTGGGACTAATCCATGCTCCGAAATCATCTTACGTCCGTATCAGTTCTGTAACCTTACTGAAGTCGTTGCCAGAGCAGACGATGATGAGTCTAGTCTTCAGAGAAAAGTTAGATTGGCCTCTATCCTTGGCACTTTCCAGTCTACTCTTACGGATTTCCCATATCTAAGGAAAATCTGGCAGAAGAATACTGAAGAGGAACGTTTGCTTGGTGTATCAATTACAGGAATCTTGGATTGCCCGTTGTTGAACGACATTTATGATGGTGGTCTGTCATCAAGGTTGGATGGTTTGCGTGAGTTGGCAGTTGTTACTAATAAGGAACTTGCAGATGAGTTGGGCATTCCTCAATCAGCCGCTATTACTTGTGTTAAACCTTCTGGTACTGTGTCTCAACTTGTTGATAGTGCTTCTGGCATTCATGCTCGCCATAGTGCTTATTACATTCGTCGTGTGCGAAATGATAATAAAGACCCTATTACAGCATTCCTTATGTCTCAAGGAGTACCTAGTGAAGCGGATGTGATGAAGCCACATGACACCACTATCTTTAGCTTTCCTATGAAAGCACCAGATGGTTGCGTTACACGAGATGAGTTAGACTCCTTTACTCACCTTGAATTGTGGTTGCTGTATCAACGTCACTGGTGTGAGCATAAGCCTTCTGTAACAGTGTATGTTAAAGAGAAGGATTGGCCCTCAGTTGGTGCATGGGTTTGGGAACACTTTGATGAGATTAGTGGTATCAGTTTCCTGCCTTGGGATGGTGGTAGCTATAAGCAAGCACCATACGAGGAGATTACAGAAGATGTGTATGGATTGTTAAAGACAGCTATGCCAACTTCAGTTGATTGGGAAACATTCATCGAATACACAGACAACGTTGAGGGTGCTCAACAACTTGCTTGTGTATCTGGTGTTTGTGAAATCTGAAGACCAGTTACTAATAGCTGAAGCGTTAGAGGGGAGTGAGAAAGCTTACTCCTCTCTGACAGCTAAATATTGGAAACGTGTATTTAGTTTCTTACGTAGGAAGGTTAATGACAATGCAACAGCAGAAGAATTAACACAGGATACGTTTGCATCAGCTTTTAGGTATTTGCATACGTTCAGAGGGGACAGTCAGTTCTACACTTGGCTATGCACTATTGCCATCAACAAAGCCTCTAAAAGGCCGTTTGACAGCTTTAAAACAGAAGTTGATAGTGTGACTAGTGTTACACCAGAAACCTTGTTAAACACCAAACAAGAGTTTGTGCTAGTGTTGGATATGATAGAGAAGTTGCCTGATAAACAACGTAAGGCTTTGTACATGAAACATGTTGAGGGAATGTGTTACAATGACATTGGTGTAGCATTAAATTGTAGCTCTAAACATGCTAAGAATTTAGTGTATAAGGCTAAGAAGACAATAAGGAGTAGTTATGACCAATGACGATAGTTATAAGATGATGGAGGCATTAAGACGCTATATGCGTATTAAAGTGTACGAGACAGATAAGACAGTTGAGATTGTCTTGCAGTTTAAGACTGAAGATGGTAGAATACATCAACTTTGTAACAGCTTTATGGAGAAATCAAATGGAAGTTAAAGTAGTTGAAGAACATGAGGATGGTAGTGCAACAGTTGTACTTGAGAACATCGAGCCACGTATGATGCAACTATTGTTACAAGAGGGCTTAATCTCTCTTATGAAAAAAGAACTTGAACGCTTGGAAAAACTC